CTGTTCCTGACGGTGACGCTGGTGGCCGTGCACGACTGGCGCAAGATGGCGCGCAAGACGCCACCTCGAGGGACAGCGGATCAGCCGTTCCCTCGGAAACGCTGACCGCGAGCGAACTGTGGGTGGCCCAGCGGGGCCGGCCGGCGCTGACGGTGATCGACGGTGACGGCGAACTCGTGTCGCCTATGCACCGCGCGTCGCTGCGCGTTGTGTAACGTGCGGCCCAAGTAAGTCCCGACGAACAATGGAGGTTCTGGGCACATGGCTGACAACAACGCAGCACTCATCACGCACGGCTCGGTGGGCACCACGGCGGAAACGTCGTACCTGACCACCGCAGTGAATCAGGTTGCCGTGCGCAACACCCACGCCACGCAGACGCTGGCCGTGCGTGTGTTCACCGGCAACAGCCCGGCGGCTGCACAGGCTCGTGCCGATGCGACCGATGCCGTGGCCCTGGCCGACGAGAACTGGCACATTCCGGCCGGTGGCCGTGTCGTCGTGTTCAAGAGCCCGCGCGCCAAGTACATCGGCCTGTCCGTGATCGGTTCTGGTGCGGCCACCCCGTACGTCACCGAAGGTTCGGACTGGTTCGACTGATGACCGCACGGCGAGGCCCCAACCAAGTGTGGGTGCCCGCAGTTGCTGGTTTCGATCAGGACAACGGCACCACCACGATCGATTCGATCCAGGTGAAGTGGCGTGATTCGTTCACGGCTCCGATCACCGACAACTGGGATGTCGTCACCAGCGGTGGCGTGACCGTCAGCCAGTCGGCTGGCGTGCTCACCATTGCGTCGGGCACGACCGCAGCGGGCTACGCAGAACTGCTGTCGAAGCAGTCGTTCCGCATCCCGTACCGGGTGATGTTCGGCGTGCAGTCGGGCGCGACCCGCCAGGCCAACACGCACCACATTCTCGAAGCCGTCTCGGTCGACGAGAACACTGGCCTGCCCGATGGCCGTCACCGCATTGCGTGGGACATCGGTGGTGCCGCATCGACGACGGTGACCCAGGGCATCTACGAGGTCCAGAACGGCGGGCTGGCCCCGTTGGCCTCGGCGGCGAGCACCATCGTGTCCACGGCGACGTACATGGGCCTGGAACTCGAGCCGTTCGCTGACGAGGCCTACGTCCATGCTCGGGCCATCGACAGCACGGCGGGGCGTGTCAACTCGTACGTCCGACACCAGCAGATTCCTGACCCGAACGCCCTGTACAAGCTGCGCATCCGCTCGCTGAACCATGCGGCGTGGAAGACGATCACCGGCGCCGTGGCTGGCACCGGTGGCGTCATCCGGTTGACGAGCACGGCACACGGCTACACCGGCACTCCGACCGTGTGGGTCGAGGAGCTGAACGGCGTCGTCAACGTCGTCGGTGGCATCAACACGGCGGTGCGTGGCAACTACGCCATCACCGTCGTCGATGTCAACACGATCGAGTTGACCGGCACCGTGTTCGGCGGCACCTACGTCGCCGGTTCGGGCCGTGTTGGCCTCGGCGCTGCGCCTGCTGCCATCAACTTGCAGTTCCAGTTCGTGTCGGTGCAGGACTACGCCGAACTGACGGCCGAAATCACCGCCGGCCGTGGCCAGGCGGTGCAGGGTCAGTCGATCGGTGTGATGCTGACGGGTGCTCCGGCAGCGACCACGGCCATCGGCCAGGTGCAGGCCGTCGGTCAGGCTGCTCACGACGCCGTGATTGCTGGTGCGCCCGTGCGCGTCGGCGCGCGTGCGTTGTCGGCGGCTTACGCGACGGTGGCAACCGGCGACCAGGCCGACCTCATCACGACGTTGCAGGGCGTGCTCATCACGCGTCCGTGGCAGATCCCCGAGTTGGAGTGGTCATACGCTGCGGCTGCTGGCGGTGTCATCAACACGACCGACGTCGTGCTGGCTGCGGCGGCGGGCGCTGGCCTGCGGCGCTTCATCGTCAGCATGTCGCTGTCGAACAACTCGGCCACGGCGACCGAGGTCGTGCTGAAGGACGGCGCAACGATCATCTGGCGTGGCCATCTGCCGGCCAATGCACCGATGAGCGAGATCGTGTTCGAGAACCCGTTGAAAACGACGGCGAACGCTGCTCTCAACTTCGCGTGCATCACCACGGCTGCTGCCGTCTACGTCAACGCCCAGGGATTCACCGCACCATGATCACCATCGTCGAGTTCAGCGTCGTCGGGACCAAGGTGTTCGGCACCCTGTGCGATACGTCGTCGGGAGCGGAGCGATTCGCTGGGTTCGTCATTGCCAAGTCGAAGGTGGTCGCACCGATCGACGAGGCGAGCGTCCTGGCAGCGTTGGAGTCGGTCGATCCGACGCTGGCTGCGCTCTCGAGCGACGAGGGCATCGAGTAGTGGCACCCAAGCCGGCCGCTGCACCACGCAAGTCGGCTCGCAACTACGCTGCCAACCCCGAATCGAAGCGCAAGAAGGCTGCGTACGACACGGCGTTCGGTCGGAAACCGGATCAGCGCGCCAAGCGTGCCGAACTGGCGGCCGAACGCCGCAAACGGGGCATGATGGGCAAGGGTGGACCCGATCTGTCGCACACCAAGAGCGGCAAACTGGTGCGCGAGGCCCCTGCGGCGAACCGGGCACGGAACCGAAGCAAGAAGTAGGCGTGTAGTCTCCACGCGATGACCGATGTAGTCGATGATCCGTGGGCCAACCTGCGCACACGGCCCCAAGAGGACCCCCAGGCCGCTCGCTACGAGCGGATGAAGTCGTTTCAGGGCAAGTCGATCGAGGCGAACCGCCGCAAAGAGCAGTTCTTGGAGTGCATCGGGGCCGGTTCGACCATCGACGAGGCGCTGGCCGAGGTCGGCGTCGGCCGGAACGCCTACAAGCAGTGGCGTGCACGCGATCGGGCGTTCGCAGCGCGTATGGACGTCGTTCGCGCCGGCAAGAACGTGCTGCGGGGCGAGTACAGCGGGGGTCACGCCGAGTTCGCAGAGCGGTACTTCGGCATGGCGTACGCCTGGTTCCAGTTGCTGTTCATTCAGGAGTTGGAGAACCTGCCTCCGGGCAACATCCTCATGGCGCTGTGGCCTCCCGAGCACGGCAAGACCACGACCTACGAGAACTACGCCTCCGAGACGCTGGCACGGCACCCTGACCGACGCATGACGGTTGCTGGCGGCAACTTGCGCATTGCGCAGAAGATCCTCGAGCGCGTGAAGCGACGCATGGAACCGGACGGCCCGTACCCGAACTACGTCGCTGACTGGGGACCGTTCAAGCCGCCGACCGGCCAGGGCCGAGACCGGATGATCGCGCAGCCGTGGGGGTCGGGCTACTTCAACGTGTTCAAGAAGTCATCGCACGACGAACGTGACTACTCGATGCAGGCGCTGGGCTTCAAGAGCGAAATCGTGTCCACCCGTACCGACCATCTGCACATCGATGACCTCCAGTCCACCAAGACGCTGAACCTGACCGACTCGATGGAGGAATGGCTGCGCCAGGACGCCCTGTCCCGTCCCGGCGAGTACGGCATCACCACGATTGCGGGCACGCGCGTGGGTGACGACGACATCTACAGCCGCCTGGCGAATGACGACTCGTTGTCGGGCATCCTGAAGGTCATCAAGTTCAAGGCGATCCGCACCGACCCGATCACCGGCGAACAGCAGGCGTTGTGGCCCGAGCGGTACAACCTCGACCAGTTGGACCGTCAGCGGCGCAAGGTCGGCCAGGAGGCCTGGGACCGCAACTACATGCAGGAGCCGGGTGCGTCGAACACCGACCGTGTGTTCACCGACGAGATGATCGACCGCTGCAAGGACAGCGACCTGTCGTTGAAGCACCATGTCACCCCCGGCAACATCGTGTACGTTGGACTCGACCCGGCGCTCGGCGGCCAGAACTGCGTGATCGCGTGCGAGGCGACGCCCGATGGCCGGCTGATCGTGCGCCGCATCCGTGAGGACGCCGGGTTGCAGCGCAACGAGCAGATCATGCAGTGCGTCAACGACGTCGTCGCATGGAGCAACATCACCGGCCATGTCACCGACGTCGTGGTGGAGTCGATGAACTTCCAGCGTGGTCTGGCGCGAGACGAGCGCCTGCTGGACATGCAGAGCTACTACGGATTCGCACTGCGCGAGCACCTGACCGGGTGGAACAAGTACGACGAGAACATCGGCGTGGCGTCGATGTGCGAGTCGTTCTTGCGCGAGGAGATCGTCATCCCGTGGGCTGACGACGACCTGACCCGCAACGAGATGGAGGAACTGGTCCGCCAGTTGCGAGCGTGGAAGCCGGGCAAGCGAGGCACCAAGTTGCGCCAGGACCGAGTGATGGCGCTGTGGTTCGTGTGGATTCTGTGGCGCCAGCGGTACAAGCGCACGGATCTTGCTGCGGCGAATACCGGCCAGTGGCAGACGCGAGCGGTACCGTGGAAGGGGACCAGCACCAGTCTGATCATCCCCATTGGAGCGCGCCTGTGAGAACCTTCGACGAGATCGTGCAGATCGTGTTGGACCTGCAACGCATCCAAGGCCCGACGCTGCTGGCGATGAAAGACGTTCTCGACCGCTACGACGGCGACTGGGTGATCCCGATGCCGTCGCTGAACGACGAGCCGCGTCTGCCCCCGCTGACCCCGGCGTTGATCGGTGAGGCCGTCGATTCGATGGCGATGCGCGCCTCGAGTGTGCGCCCCACGGTGTACTCACCGGCCATCGATCCCTCGAAGGACACCGGCCGTCGCTCCCGGCAGTACGCTACGACTCGGCGCAAGATCATCGCCGCCACCTACCACGAGTCGAAGTGGCTGCTCGGCCGTCGCCGTTTCTATCGGCAACTGGCGGCGTACCACACCGGCTCGCTGGTCGTGGTGCCCGACTTCCAGACGCAGATGCCCCGCATCGAGGTCCGTGACCCGCTGAGTTCGCTGGTCGAGCCGCAGGCCAACGAGCAGTTGCGCCCACCCGACTACTGCGCGTTCATCACGCGCCACTCTGGCGAGCACCTCCGTCGTCTGTACCCACGGGTGCGCAGCGAGCGCGGTGGCCCGATCCCGCCGCTCGAAGCGCATGAGATGTGGGACTGCGTGGAGTGGTTCGATCTGGATCAGGTCGTGTTCGGCATCGTCGGCCCGGTGCGTGACTACGTCAACACCTACTACAACCGCACCATGTCGGCACCGTGGATGCAGTTGAGCCCGGCGTACCCCAATCGTGCGGGCATCGTGCCCGCCGTGGTGCCGCACAACGTGTCGCTCGGCAAGATCGCGAGCCGCATCGGGTCGATGCTCGGCAACGTCGACCTCCAGGCGAAGCTCATGGCGCTGGACATCGTGGCCCAGGAGAAGGCGATCTTCCCCGATATGTACGCGATCGGCCGGCAGTCGGGGATGCCGCAGGTCGTCGGCGGGCAGTGGAAGGACGGGCGCGAGGGCGACATCAACATGCTGCTCGACGTCGAGCAGATCGGCATGCTGCGCAACACGCCCGACCAGCGCACCGGCCAGATCATCGACCGCTTGGAGCGCAACTTCCGTGTCTCCACCGGCCTTGTCCCCCAAACGGGGGGCGAGACGTACGGCGCGCTGCGCACCGGCGCTGGCATCAACGCACTCGCAGGCATGGCGATCGACCATCGCGTGCAGGAGTTGCATGAGATCAGTGAGGCGTACATGCCTCACCTCAACCACGCCATCCTCGCCACCTACAAGGGCTACTGGCCCGATCAGAAGTACGTCCTGTTCTCCGGCTGGCCCGACGACCCGGGCCGTGTGACGTTCACGCCCGAGGAACACATCGAGACGTTCGACAACACCGTGTCGTACGCCATCGCTGGCGCCGACGTCGTGCAGCAGACGCAGATCCTCGGCTCGTTGCTGGGCACCGGCACCATCAGCCGTCGCACGTTCCGGCAGAAGCACCCGTGGATCAACGACCCCGAGGCCGAAGGCGCGCTCGTCGATGAGGAGCAGTTCGAGGAGGCGTTGAAGCAGTCGATCATCCAGCAGTTGGCAACCGGCCAGATGCCGTTGCCGGTTGCAGCGATGATCCGTCGTGAACTCTCGAGCGGCCAGGACATCTTCACGGCCGTCGAGAAGGCCGACAAGATGATGCGCGAGCGCCAGGCCACGCCTGCGCCGCCTGCGCCCGAGGGCATGGTGGCCCCGCCTGAGTCCATGCCTGGCATGGCCGGTGGTCCCGGCGCACTCCAACAGCCATCGCCCGAGGTCGCACCTCCTGGCGAGCAGCAGCAGATCCAGGTGCCCGGTGATGTCCAGCGGATGCGTCAGTTGATGCAGGTCATGGGAGGCTGAGATGCCGAGGAAGCGCAAGACACAGAGCGGCATGACCGCTCAACCCATTCAGGCAGTGCCCGGCACCGGCTACGGTCAGGGCATCAAGCAGGAACAGTTCGCCAGGCAGATGCCTGCACCGAATGTGCGTGCTGGGGCCGGAAGGCCCCCCGTATCGGCTCCGATGCGCCCCCAAGCATCGAGCTCAACGGCCCCAGCCGCGCAACCCCCGCAGCCCGTCGCACAGCAGATGGGTGGCTCGCAGGCTCCCGACCTGATGGCGATTGCGCAGAAGATGCGTGGCGAGACGGGTCTGCTACAGGCTCCAACGGCACGACCGAACGAACCTGTGACCGCAGGCATGAACTACGGACCGGGACCGGGGCGAGAAGCATTGGCGCAGCCGTACGGAAGCCCACTCGCTGACATGATGATGCAACTGGCTCGCGCCACGGGCGACCCCTACTTCAACGACCTGGCGCAGAGGAGCCGAGTGTGACCGATTGGAGCAACTGGAACCCTGAGTCGGAACTGATCACCGCTGTTCAGCGCAACATCGATGTCAACAGCCGGGTTCGCTTGGTCACCAGTCTGAATCCGTTGCTACGCAACGATCCGCAGACGGCAATGCGCATGGCGTCGATGCCGATCACCACCGATCAGTTGGGCAACAACAGCTTCGCCCTCTACGGCATGATGGCGGCCGATCGCGTGCGGAGCAACATCGAGTCGATGACGCCCTCGATGCAGCGAGCCGTGTGGTCGCGTCTGCCTCGAGCGCAACAGATGGCGTTGACGCAGCAGGGGTACCAAGCGCAGACCGTCGATGAGTATGGCTTCACCGACATGCTGGGCGATGCGCTGAAGCTGCCGTTTCAGGTGGTGGCCGCTCCGCTGAAGGGCTTGGGTCAGATCACAAAGCCGGTATGGCAACCAGCGTTGGAAGGCTTGGCGTGGTTGGGCGATCAGCCGGCTCATGTGTACCGAGCGATCCGCACGATGGACGATGGGCAGCAGTGGGCAGGTCTTGCTGGTGCGTTGCTGGGCATTGGTGCAGCGGCAGCAACTATCGCTACTGGTGGTGCGGCGCTGGGCTTCTTTGCCGCAGCCGGCACGCTGGGCGCAGCGGGTCTTGCTGGCGCAACGGCTGGGTCGATCCTTGCTGATCCGCTAAACCCGATGGACTTCGGACGTGCGTGGATGGACACGCGTGATGGCGAGCGGGCGTTCGATCGCGCTGCAAGTCGGTACGCCGAGAGTGTGCTGGGCGATCCTCGACTTAAGACGCTGGCAACGGAGATTGCCGACGTGTCTGATCGTTCCATCTACGAGATTGCACGCGAGGTGGCCGGGGCTCGCGAGACGAGCGCCGAGCAGCGCAGCAGTTCGTACCTTGGCGAACTGGCGCGCATTGCCGACAGCATTGCGCAGCCCGACAGTCCGCAACACCAGCGAGTCATGGAGTCGCTGAGTCGATTGTTGACCGAGCCGACGTTCTTGGAAGCGGTCAACCGACTGCAACAGGGCAAGATCAGCATTGGCCGAGACATCGCTGATGCGTTGCCGTGGATCGAGAAAGACAGTGCGATCTACACGATGATCTCGGGCGGCGCCGATGCGCTGTTCCAGATTGCAGTCGACCCATTCCTCATTGCGGGGCGCGTGAGCGAGATGGCGAAGTTCCACCGGATGGGACTGGAAGTCATCGACGATGGGTTCAGCATCGATCGGTTCATGGACATTGCGGAGAACGTGCCGTCCGTGAAGCGACTGCACGGCAAGTTGGCCGAAGCCGTGATGACCGACGACTACGAGATGGCGCGTCGGCTGGGCACTGACAACGTGTCGCTGTGGGAGGGGCTGCGCACGTATCGCGAGAACCTGATTCGCGAGAACGTCGTCACGCCGACCGAGTTCGGCGCAGAACACATCCGTTCGTACATCCGCGACGTCAAGGACATGAAGTCGATCCTGTCGGGCATCGGCACCTACCGGGGCAAGGAACGGTTGATGCTCAAAGGCTTCAACTACCGCAACGAGGCGTGGGCTCGTACGGCAGGCGGCGTGCGCAGCTTCACCAGCGGCCTCACCGACATTCGGCCGGAAAGGCAGATGCTGAAGGAGATGGAGGCGTCGGGTGTCAATCGCGTGATGGAGGGGCTGCCCGCCCATCTGCGCTTGCATCGTCCTGTGCAGGAGGACATTCCGTTCCTTCAGGCGGTTGCCAACAACACGGAGTACCTGACGCCTGGTGTGACCGGCTGGCAGCAGTTGGCTGATGAGCCTGGCCGACTGAACGACATGATGTTCGACTTCGCCAACCGGCTGTACAAGCACGACCTGTTGCCCGACGACGACATCCAGTTCCTCGACGACCTACAGCTCCAGATTGCGGAGTTTGGTCGGCCGTTGCAGCGCAAGACGGCTGAGTTCTCGGCCATCACCGACCGTCTCTCGGAGATTGCCAAGCGTGCGTTGGCGCTTCCGATGGAGGAGCGCGCTGCGTCGATGCTCGATGAGTACGCGCTGTACAAGGAATTGAATCCACGAGCGCGTCAGATCGGACGAGGCATAGCCAAGGTGCTGCCCCGTGCGTCGCACGCAGTTGGCACGACGATGCAGATGGCGACCACCATGATCTCGCCGCAGAAGGCGATCCAACTGGTCGGTGAGGGCGCGCCTGAGAACATCCGTCAGTTTACCGAGCAACTACGGCTGACCGGGATGCCCGAGTACATGCGGCGGATGTGGTTCGACGAGATCATCAAGAACCCGACCGGTCACGCACGCGGTGCGGCGATGTTGACGGCACTCGACAACGGCCTGACGATTGCCGGAATGCGGTCGTTGAAGGGCGGCGAGGAGTTCGTGGACAAGTTCCTGCTCCACGCCCAGCACGCGTACGGCCTTGGTGGCACTGTGGATCGCACGATCATCAACGGCCGGCGGATGATCACCTCGCCGCTGCTGGACGACTCGGCCAAGTTCCTGATGATGCCGAACCTGACCGACCTGCGCAAGCTGACTCGTGCGGGCTTCGTGTCACAGGTGATGGGCATCACCGACATCAAGGTGCTGGACTCGTTCATCAACCAGGTGTGGAAGCCGGCCGTGCTACTGCGCTTCGCGTTCATCCCTCGCGCCGGTGGTGAGGAGTGGATCAACTTCATGCTGCGTGGCGGTTTCGGCTCCATTGCGGAGAACATGGGTGGTCAGTACGTTGGTCGCTACCGGGCGTGGCGCGACGTGATCGACAAGGTGGAGAAGTTGGGTGCCGCCAAGGTCGGCAAGGGCGCGTTGACGGCCGAGGAGGCGCTGCTGTACCAGCAAGGCCCGCTTCCGAAGATCATGCGGCCTGTTGAGCGGATGCTGAATCGGTACGAGTGGACAGCTCCGATGACGCGTCGCATGAAGGACTTTGCCGAGGATCTTCAATACTTCCTGACGCCCGAGTCGATGCAGGTCACGTTGCGCACTGGCGAAGAAGTGGCGGGCCGTGGCGGACTGGGCTGGCAGGCCGGGATCGATCGAATGCTGAACCGCATTGGTGGCGATGCGCGAGTTCAGTTGTCCGAGGGCGCATCGGAAATGCAACTGCGGCGCGCCATGACGCGTGAAGGTCGGTTCGCCAAGTTCGTGCCGACATCGGAGAAGGCGTGGTTCAACATTGCCGATTACGCCGACACGTTGCTGATGGGTTCGCCGTCGTCGTGGCGGCGGCTGGTTGCCGGTGGCGTGAACGACTACACCATCGAAGCGGGCGAGCAGTTTGCCAAGGCGTTCCAGACGATCCTGATGCGTGAAGTGTCCGCCACCGAGGCGGGCAACTTCGAGCGCGGCTACAACCGCAGCGACGTCAAGACACTCGAGGTGGCTGACGGGCAGGGTGGTACCAAGACGGTGCGTGCGCTCGCCATGCGTGGCGGCTGGAAGCGTCACGAACGTGCAATCGGTGATCCGCTGTTCAACTTCGCTGCGCACCAGGGCGTGCTGAACACGATTGCACTGGACGAGGGTGGCCGTCGCGTAGCGACCGAGGTGCTGTCGCGTGTGTTGCCGTCGTCGATGAACTACGACGATGCGGCAGCGTTCTTGGACAACGCAGCACGCATTGACGATGAGTTGATCCGAGAACTGGTGCTCGGCTTTTCAGCCAACGATTCGAGGATTGCTCGCGTCACGTTGGAAGCGGTTGCTCGTCAAGATCAGTTCTGGGTGCTGGTCAAGAACCGGCTGCCAGAGGCGGGGCCGATCACCATGAACGACGTGCGCCAGGTCACCGACGGCGTGCTGAATCAGTACACCGAGGTCATCAACGGAAGCCGTGCATGGCGTAGGGACATGCCCGACGACGTCAAGAACGAGATCTACGGCTACACCCGCACCGGCACGATCGATCCCAACGAAGAAGCCGGTGTGTTTGTGCCGAGTCTGCCGCCCATGTTCAAGACCGTCGATCAGTTCGTGTCGGACGATGTGCGCGAAGCCATGCTGGGCATCGAGGATGGGTTGGCAGCGGCGATGCGTCGAAGCATCGACGACCACGATTTCCAGCGGCAACTGGTCAACCACTTGTACACCTCGCCGCAGACGCTGTACGGGCCGAACAGCGGCGATGCGTATCGTCGTGCCGCACGCATCAAGCGTGATGAGGCGCGCAAGGCCATCAAGGCAGAGCGAGCCGAGGCGTTGCCTCCTGTGCCAAAGGGCTATGTACGGTTCTACCGTGGCGATTACGCCGAAGGTGGGCGCGTCGCTGGACCTTCGACGAACCCCGAGTGGTTGGCGTCGCAACCCGAGATGATCACGCGTGGGCGGATTCAGGGTCGGTTCGTCACAGAGGACTTGGAGTACGCCAAGAAGTACCCGATGAACATGGACCCTGACGAAGTCGGGGTTGTTCGATACGTGGATGTGCCGTCGGACGTAGCCAAGCGGATTCGTGGGCTGCGTGATCAGGCTGACGACGTGAGAGCGTTGTCCAAGAGTCCAGATGCAGAAGCAATCCTGCCTGATGAGTACGTTGGGCAACTGAAGGACATGCCATCAGAGAGCACTCTGGCAGCGTTCGATCAGCGCATGGCTGCGCTGGACGCCGAGCAGGCGTTGGCTGATGAGGCGCGTCGCCTGGCGGTGGAGCAGGGCGATGTCCGCACGTACCGGCTGTACGCCAACATCGACGAGGCTGACGCCGACGTGCGTGCGTTGCTCAACGGGCACTTCGAGAACACGACGGTGCAAGAGCGAGCGGCGTTGTCGTTTCAGTCGCCGGTGGGGCCGAACCACGCCGAGTACGACAACGTCACGGCGTTCCTTCCCGACGCGGCGCTCGTCATCCCTGACGAAGCTGTGCGCACGGTGTGGGAGTCGTTGCCGCCGTTCAGCGAAGGCGTGCAGGATCGTTGGGCTGGCGACGTAGCCGATGTGTTGGTGAGCGAACTGGCGCGTGCCGCTGGGCTTGGCGACGCATCACAGATCCTTCAGCACCGCAGTCAACTCGTGAGCATGTATCTCGAGCAGATGGAAATGAAGATGCGCCGTGGCGAGCGGTTCTTCGGCATGGAGGTCATGGACGAACTGAACCCGGCGACGTCGACGGGTCTGGCTGTTCGGGGTCGGTTCAACGGCGGCACGCCAGGCGAGAACCTGCCAGACCTCGACATGCTCTTTGCCGACCAGGCGCTGGTCAAAGAACTGAACCTGGCGATGAAGAACCTCATGTCGCGTCACGGCAAGTTGGCGCCGGAAGTGCCGGAGGTGTTTGCCGTCCGGCTGCCTCGAGCGATCACCGACAACCGTTCGACGAGCGTGATGAGTCCGTTGGCGATGCGGATGCAGATTCGGTCAGCCACGCGCGACGAGAACATGATCGATGATCTGGCGCAGATGCGAATCAGCGCAGGCAACGTGCGTGAGCCGCTGACGAGCGAGGTTCGTCCCATTGCTGTTCGCCCCGGCACCGATCAGCCGGCCATCTGGACGGCGTACCGCAAAGTCATCAAGGAGCGGCGCCGACTGGCGAGCGACTTGCAGAACCCCGATGCTGCCGAGGAATACGCAGACCGCATGTGGACGCACATCAAGCAGATGACGGGCAAGAAGGCCAGAGAGACCCATCGGGCGCGTTTTGACGACCGCATCGAACGTGCGGAGGATGGCACTGAGAGCGTTGTGCCAAAGTCGCGTGTCTACCGCTACGGCAAGGACAACAAGGAGATCATTGAGGTCAAGCCTGGCGAGGAACTGTTCCCCGAGTCGACGTTCGTTGACAGCCGAGGCAACGTGGTGAAGTACGGCGATGGGCTGTTCATGGAGCCGTTGAAGGTGACGTACGAGCCCAACGATCTGATGTGGCAGTTGATCGGCCCGATGATCGAGGACTCGTTCGACGGCATCCGTGGCGTGTTGCGTCACGAGCGCAAGGCCGAGATGATGATGGTCCGAGGTCGGTTGGAGCCGTCACCGGACTGGACGCCGGTCTACCGCTCCAAGGATTCGCACGTGCCCGACGAAGCGCACGGTGGCCCGCAGTTTGCGATCGGTCCGCAACTGGAACCGATCAAGGAGAACACCTGGCAGAAGATCGTCCGGTATGGCTTTGATCAGGTGATCGGCCCAGCGATCGATGCGATCGTGCGTCGGCCGATGGCGTTCCACTTCTTCGCGCAGCGGTACCGTTTCGCCAAGCAGGCTAACGGCTGGATGATCGATCCCGAGTTGGCTGGCCGAGCGATGCAGGGACTCGAGTACGCGCTGCATAGTCGCACGGTCGTCGCGCCGGAGCGCATCGAAGAAGTCAGCGATCTCGTCAAGCGCATGGCGACGCTCGACGGACACGGTGCCGAGCGGTGGACGTCGAAGCAGGCGATGGCATGGCTGCGGTCGTTTGACGAAGGTGACCTAGCTCCGATGCTGCGGCGCGTCAAGGAGAGCATTGAAACGCGACTGATCGGGCTGGATGACGCCAGCCAGGTGTCGCAACGCCTGCGCAATACGTCGATCGACATCACCCGCCTGGAGAACGAGTTGATGCAGGGCGTGAAGGTGTACTCGGCAATGCCTGACATCATCCGCAACGAGCGCATCGGGCAGGGGCTGGCGGAGATCGCTCGCAGCGCCAACGTCGAGCGTGACCTGCTGGCCGAGATGGAGCGCCTACTGCCGGTCGGTGCGTTGTACGACCCCGAGCGGCTGCTGCGGTCGTGGAACAAGTACGCCAAGGACCAGATCCGTGCAGGCACGAACAGCAGTGCCAACTACCTCGACTACACCCAGGCTCAGGCCATCACGGCGCACGCCAAGGAAGTTCGCAACGCATCCGATGCAGCCGGCAACCTGGCTGCCGAGGCGGCGTTGCGCGACATCATGCCGTTCATCGACTCGCAGAAGGTGCGCACGCAGTTCGCTGAGTACGGGCGTGGGCTGCTGCCGTTCTGGTACGCCGAGGAGAACTTCCTGAAGCGTTGGGGCCGCACGATCCTCGACGACCCTACGGTCATCCGCAAGGCGCAGTTGACCTACATGGGGCTGCGCACGGCCGGCATCATTCGCCAAGACGAGCAGGGCAAGGATTGGTTCGTGTACCCCGGTTCGGGCTTGCTGGCAGAAACAGTGTCGAAGCTGATCCCCGGGGCCAGCGTGCAGGCGATCGGCACGATGTTCCAGTCGCCAACGTCAGCGATGTTCCCCGGCCTGTCGGAGCGGTTCGGCACACCATCGTTCTCGCCGTTCGTGTCGGTCCCGATGGACTTGGTGACATGGATGTTCAACGACCTTGCGCCGATCGAACGTGCCATGTTGGGCGACTACGCAGCCAACCGCAACGCACTCGAGCACCTGATCCCAGCGTCGTTGACGAACCTGTGGGATGGCGTGATGCAGGGCGGCTTGGGTCGCGTGGACGAGACGAACGTGCGCTATGCCTCGGCGCTGTTCAGCGCAATGGCATACCTCGACGCCACGGGCGATGGGATACCCGCCAACGCCAACGCGCAGGTGCGGGACGAGTTCTTGCGGCGTGTGCGTGGCCATGCTCGTGTCATCTTGGCGAGCCAGGCGTTCGCTGGCTTCTTCACCCCTGGCCCACCGCAGGCGCTCATCAGCGGCGAGACGGGTGGGTTCTCTGGCGTTGGCGCACAAGACCCACGCGACATTCTCAACAGCCAGTACCAGGAACTGATCCGTGAACTGGGCATCGACGAGGGCACGATCAAGTTCCTCGAGTTGAATCAGAACGCCAACCTGTTCGACATCGTCAACCCAATGGCGCTGACGGTCGGCAAGACGGAGTCAGCGAGCGGTGTCTCGTTGCCCACGACTGAGGAGGCGGTGCAGTTCTATACCGAGCACGCCGACTACCTGGCAACGATGCCGATGGCTGGACCGTGGCTGCTGCCGGTTGCCAAGAAGGGCGACGAGCGATCCCAGTACGCCTACGACCAGCAGTTGATCGAAGGCCTGCGGCGCAAGCTGACGCCGGACGAGTTTCTGTCGGAACTGAAGTACAAGGAAGCAGCACCTCGCTACTTCGCGCTGAGGAAGAAGTACCTCGATGCGGTTGACCGGTTGAAGATGGAGGGCAACGAAGCGGGCGTTGAGGTGGCGAACCAGTGGTGGCAGTCAACATCGACTGCGTACCGTGCGGCGCACCCGATCTTCGATGAGCAGATGAGTAGCAGCGACGGTCGGCAGCGGCGCGCAGCGGTCATCGAGGAGATGCGTACGGCAGTGTACGACCCGCTGGTGCCGCCATCGCCACAGTTGGAAGGCTTCCGTGAGATCATGACGACGTGGGATCAGTACAAGATCGCATTGGCCACGCTGCGCGAGGATGGTTCGGCGCGTGGTCGTGTCAAGGTGGAGCAGGCCAAGGCTACGTTCGAGAAGATGATGGACGATCTGATGGTGCGGCGGCCAGAGATGCGGTCGTTCTACCTCGCTATCATTCGGCCCGAGGCCGATCTGGACTGAGGTGAGACATGGCTGAGCAAGACGTTTGGACCGGAGAGGAGTTCGCAAGTCGGATTGCTCTTGACCCTGCGCTGTTGGCGTTGGCAAAGCCTGAGTGGGACGCTCAGACGGAAACGACTACGGTCAAAGAGTTGCGCGCTAAGGCTGCGCGTGAGATCGTTCGGCAATCGATCAGAACGACGTTTGGCGATCAGGTGGCGTTGGATGATGTTCAGATCAAGGAACTTGCTCGCCTCATCGTGGAGGCATTGCCGAAGGAGGCAATGAACGGAGCGATCGTTCAGGCGTTGGACGTGCGCCCGTACATTCAGTTGGTCGCCAGCGAGCCAAACCGGTACATGAGCGAGGAGTTCAAGAAGGACCCTCCTGCAACGCCGGCCGGACGAGTCAACTACCCTCGGACGTTTGAGCCGCTTGCTGAAGCCTGGCAGCAAGTCCAAGAGCAGGAGTACCGCACTACCGGCAATGCGTACAAGCAGACCAACACTGCTGGCGTGTCGCCAGCTACAGCCACTGCTCAACAGGCCACTGCGGAGTTGCAGGGAGCGGAGGCTGACCCGTTCAACGTGGGCAGCCAGACGGTTGACCTCGGTGGCCTTGAAAGCATGGTGCGTACCGGCAAGCTCGACATCAACGATCCCAACGTGGAGACAGCAACATTCACGATGGGCAACGTGCCAGGCGTGGGCAGTCTTGGGCCTGGCGGTGGAGGTAGGTCCATCGGCCGCACGACGGTTGGCGGTGCGCTCGACTGGATGTTTAGTCTGGACGAACGCGAAGTAGCCACCATGCAGTCGTTGCTGGCCAACGCTGGCTACATGACCGACATGCGCTACGACGCCGAGGGCGATCGATGGATCATGCGCGACCTGTCGTACGAGGACGGATACGCGAACGACCCAGTAACTCGCCAGGCCTGGCAGATGGCGATCTCTGATGCGTTCTCGCAGGGCAACGGTAAGTCGATGCGGGACTGGCTACAGACTAAGACGGTTGAGTTCAAGCAGCGTGAGGATGCACTGCGAACTCGGCTGACCGAAGAACGTGTGGGGTCGTTCAACCAGGCGCTGGGCGATGTGCGCGCCGTGGCAGACCGGCTGGCAATCGAGACGGTAGGCCGACGGTTGAACCCTGAGGAGTTCGTGCAGGTCCGTCAGTACCTGCGGTCGTTGCAGAGTGGCCGGGCCGATGATGCGGCTGGTGCTGTACTGGAGCCGTGGATGAGCAGCGATCCGCAACGAGGGTTCACGGAGGACGAGTTGTCGAGCCAGGTGATGAAGGTGGTTGAGCCCGAGATGGAGCAGTCAGCCGCCATGTCTGCCAATCGGCAACTGAAGAAGTGGCTGGACATCGACTGATGCTGCGGCCACCGAAGAACTCACCGACAAGCCCGACTCCCGGCAACACGGCGCCGAAGCCGCCGAAACCGCCGAAGGCGTCGACGCCGGGTGGCGCTGGCAACGCGGGCAACAGGCGTAATCAGCAAGAGGGCCGTGGCAACCTCGGGAGCAACCCGTTGTCGCCGCCCAACTGGCAGTCGTCGCGCCCGGGCCTCCAGAGCGATGAGTCGTGGCAAGACTACGACGCGTTCTTCGATGGTGCGGGGGCCGAAGTTGCCAACATCATGATCGAGGCGTTGCCCGAGTACGCCAGCACGATTCGCTCGATCGCGTGGAAGTATCGCTGGGATGGAAGCGGCAGCGCACAGGCCGATGCGTTCCAGAACGCCGGCATCTGGGATGCGTTCCAGGCCAAGAGGCAGTCCGGCAGCGGCAGTTACCGAGGCGGCGGCGGAGGTGGCGGGGTATCGACGGCGCAGCAGTACGCCCAGGCAGAAGCGACCATTCGCAACGAGGTCCGCTCAATGGGCGTTTCGTTCAACGATGAGTCGATCAAGTCGTTGGCGAAGGTTGTCGTCGATCAGAAATGGTCGGCCGACATGGTTACGGACTACATCGTGGCGGGGGCTGGTGACTGGGCAACGGTGCAGGATGGCCAACTGACGGCCGTCGCCAACGACGTGCGTCGAATGGCAGCATCGCAACTGGTTACCATTTCCGAGGACACGACGCGTGACTACGCACGGCGTGTTGCGTCAGGTGAACTGACGCAGGACGGCATCAACTCAATCATTCTCGGTCAGGCGAAGGCGCAGTTCGCGTGGTTGGCACCACAGTTGGATGCAGGGATGACGGTGCGAGACATCTTGCTTCCGAGCCGTGACCTGATTGCGCGTGAACTCGAGGTGAGTGCCGACACGATCGACCTGGCCAACACCAAGTGGCAGAACATGCTCACAGTGAAGGAGCAGAATGGCACGACGCGTGCAGCGACCAACAACGAACTGGTCGTCAACGCTCGACGGACGCCCGAGTGGCAGAACACCAAGGGCGCTCGCGACCTGACCACGGCTGCCATCATGCGGCTTCGTTCGATGTTCTACGGAGACTGACATGGCGAAGAACACACCCCCGAGTGGATCGAAGTCAGGCGCACCGTCGGGCGCTGAGCTTCGTCGGCTGATGGAAGGCAACCAGCCCGTTGCTCGACCGACGGTGTCAACGCCACAGATGCCGACCGGTTCGATGTTCGGCGGTACGCCGAGCCAGCCGACGGCACCACCAGCGCCTCGCACTACGCGACCGAGAACGACGGCTGCGCCGACGACTTCTGCTCCCGCAGCGCCGCCTGCCGCACCGGCGCCAACAGGTGCTGAAGCGCCACTCACGCCTGAGATCCCACGCGATTCCGTAACGCCCGCACCTACCGATGGAGCGCCGCCTGCGAACAGCGGCACGACGCCCACACCTGCACCAACGGCGGGCACAGCCGAGAACCGTCGGTTGTTCAGCCAGTTGGCGTCGGTGCTGCAAGAGTTGGAGATGGATGGCCTGTACTCCGTCGATGGGTCTGGCGCACCGAGCGGTTGGCTGTGGGACAAGATCGTCAACAACGAGATCAGCGACGCAACGTTGGAGTTCGAGGTCGAGCAGACGGACACGTTCAAGCAGCGGTTCCCTGCGTTGGCGTACTTGCGAACGGAAAGTGCCGCAGGGCGATCGACGGTTGCCCCTACAGCACGAGCAATCTTGGAGTACGAGAGAGACGTCAAGGGGATCTTGCAGGGCGCGCAGTTGCCACCTGAGTTCTACGACAACAACCAGCAGGACTTGCAGGGTCTGATGATGAAGGGCATTTCGCCGATCGAGTTGGAGCAGCGGGTCGGCCAAGGCTGGGCGCGCGTGCAGGGCGCTGACCCGGCTATCCGGCAGGCGTTCAGCGACTTCTACGGCGTCGGCAACGGCGACAGTGCGCTGGCAGCGTTCTTCCTTGATCCGACCAACATGGTGCAGAACTTGGAGCGGATGAGCAGGGCGGCATACACCGCCGGTCGCGGCGCTCGAGCAGGCATCGGTCTGTCGCAAGCAGCCGCTGAACGGGTCGCCACGATGACGACCAGCGATGCGCAGATCGAGCAGGGCCTGGGCGAGTTGGGCCAGTACAGCAGTCTGTTCACTGAGGACGTGACCGAGACGCAGGACCTGGCCGTCGAGACAACCGGCGTCGATGCGGCGTTCGGCAACGATGCACAGGCGCGCGCTGCGTTGGAACGACGGCTCATCGGCCGACAGGCCAACCGGGGCTTGGGCAGCGGAGGTGCCGTCCAGACGCAACGTGGTCTGATAGGAACTGGGAACGCATGACGAAGGGAGGTAACCCATGAAGGCAGGCTCGTGCCCCACTCCGGCGTCGAAGAAGTACACCGGCACCAAGGTCGTCACCGGCTCGACGTCGACCGTCAAGGTCGGCAGCGACAAGCGGTTCAAGGCCAAGAAGAAGTAGCGCACCCTTCGCACGGCAGCGCACTCGATGGACGCCACCGGTCGGGGTGGCGTTCGTCGCGTCTGGACTTGTGTATGCTGCGCGT